ATGTAAACGCTGATGATTTGGTTGTAGAAAATTCGGGAACCGGGGGCATCTCCCTATTGACGCCGGATACATCGCAAATACTTTTCGGCACACCGGCCCTTAATGGTTCTGCTCATCTCCGCTGGACGCACTCTGATAGCGAGTTAAAAGTTGGAACAGGTTTAGCTGCTGGTGAGTTGGTGTTCTTATCAGGCGCGAATGAAGAACGTATGCGGATCGACAACGACGGTGACGTAAAGATTGAGGAGCGGTTGGGTGTGGGTGGAGTGATGCCAACATATCCGCTTGATGTTTTGGCCGATAGTTCAAGTGCCGTAGCTATTTCAATTAAGGGAAGGTCTTTGGATGACAAGGGGATGTTGAGATTTGTCGATAATTCCGGGACAACCACAAATCAGATACAAAGCGATAGCTCCGGCAATTTAGGTTTTTATGTTGTCACTTCTGAAAAAATGCGAATCACCAGCGACGGTGACGTAAAGATTGCGGAGTCGTTGGGTGTGGGTGGGATTCCGACTGCCGCTCCACTTCATGTTTTTTCTACTGGCACTCAACCTGCAACATTTCAAAGTACAAGTAACAGCAATAGGTCACGAATAGAGTTATTACCTGCGTCTGGGGGGAATGCGTTTTTAATATCAGAGGGGGGCTACCTATCTATTGGAGGAGCCAGTTCACTCAGTTCTAGTAATCTTAATATAGACGTTGTAGGGGGTGGGGCCGGAAATGTCGGCATCGGGACGGCTTCGCCGGGGGACAGGCTGGAGTTAGGCGAGAATACATCGGGAGGGTCAACCACCGAAAACCTCATTAGTCAATGGAGTGCTACCCAGAATGAGGGGGATTTAGATTTCACGATAACACTGCACGATACAACCGATCAAGCCGTTGGCACGGGTTCTGGGATAAGGTTTTCTGCTCGCTATACGGATGCCGGAACGGGTAGCGCAGGTGCGGCTGGTATTGATGCGTATAAAGAGAGTGCTGCAAGCAGCAATTACGCATTCGCAATGCGGTTCCATACAAGACCTAACGGAGGAGACTTAACCGAACGTATGCGAATCACCAGCGACGGAGCCATCGGCGTCGGCGGAGCAAACTATGGCAGCAGCGGGCAAGTGCTGACCAGCGCAGGAAGTTCGGCTGTTCCAACATGGGAAACCAGTTCGGGTGGTGGCAAAGTCTTACAGGTATTAAATAGTACAGCCGAGGTTGCCGATGCCAGTGCCACTTCTGTCACGGCAGCAGTCAGTCAGGCAATTACCCCTGCTGCTGACAGCAACACAGTGCTGGTAACAGCAATAGCCAACTTCAGCCTTGATTATGACGATAGCGGCGGGGAAAAGGGAGATATGCGTTGGCAGTTATTCAGGGGGAGTGTTGCCCTTGGTAGGGAGCAAAGATACGTTAATAATAATGACCAGATGCAATGGTCTGCTAATTCCCTGTATTATTGCTGCTCGTTCACATTCAAGGACAGTCCCGCCACAGCGAGTGCAGTCGCTTATTCTCTGAAATACTATCAGGCCAACACCGCTGGCCCTGTTGCGGTGGTTTATGACGCTCAAATTACAGTTCAGGAAATTGACTAATAATCTTATGCCAAATAAAAACACATATGAATGGTTTGAACTCATTCCTGAGGTAGACCCTGATCCAGATGGAGAGAGGGAACTGAAGGACGTTGTGGTCAATGTAATTGGAAGAATGATTGGCACTGATGGTCTAAACAAGGCTACAGCAGACGCCCGCGTCAGGCTGCCTGAGCCAGACCCCGCCACCTTCGTCGAGCATAAAGACCTCACGGCTGAGTGGTGTGAGGTCATCTGCGAGGCAGCTAATGGTGAGTTCTTTAGGGAGGTTATTGATCGGCAGCTTGTTGCGATACGGAAGCGACCACAAGCCAAGCTCTTTCCTAGCCAGATTCCCGCGCAGGAACCGGAACCAGCACCGAGCGAATAATTTAACAGGATGACTAGGGGTGGATGCGAATGACTGAACTAACGGAATGGTGCAAAACTCTCGGGGTAAACTTTAGCGTTTTAGCGGCGGTAAGTTTAACCGATGTGGAGCTCTATTTGAAAATTATCGTGCTGGCGCTTACTGCGGCCTGGTCCACAGTAAGACTGGCGCGACTACTGAAGAAAGAAGATACAAAATGAAAAAACCCGGTTTCAAAACCACAGAATTTTGGTGCGCCACGGCGGTTGCACTTTGCGGCATCTTATATGCCAGCGGAATAATTACCCCGGAAGGCACGAGCGGTGTCGAGAAGGCCGTGGCCTTCATTGCTGCGGCCCTGGCGAGCTTTGGTTACTCGCAGAGCCGGGGCATGGTTAAGGCGTCGGGGGCGCAGGGGGATGAGACAACCAAGCCCCTGGGATGATAGGTCTGCTCAGGGCCGGCCTTGAAGGACTTGCGGCATTGCCCAAGCTCATTGAGGCGGTTGAGCGCATAGGAGACAAGTTAAATGCCAAGGAAGTTCAGGAAAGGCTGGGTGATAAGCGCAAGCGTAATGCTGATGCTATTGCCCGGGTGCTTGAGCCCCCGGCTGGACACGGGGGAGGAGCTGATAGCTCACCCGCAGTTCCAGGCGGCGACGATAGCGGCGCCGGAGTGGGTTCGCCTGGCCCTGGACCGGATAGCGGAACTTGAGTCACAGATAGAGAGTCAATAATGCCGGACAAGGACACATTAGCGGATGGTGACAGTGGATTCTATGGAATAAATATGCGCCAGGACCCGGGCACCCTTGAGATGGGGGTGGCCGCGGACGCCCGTAACATTGTCTTTCGCAATGGGGTTGCGGAAACCCGCCTTGGCGTTATCAAGCCGGCCTGGCTCAACAACATTCAGCCGGAAATCACTGGCGCGGAGATAAACCCCTGGAGTGCGATTTACGGGGTGACAACCTACCGGGACCCAAACTCAAGGGAGTACATCCTGTTGGCGGCCGAGGGGGATGTATATTACTGCCGGGAAAACAATGACCCGGTAAAACTTGGGCTGCCCGCCGGGGTTAAGGTTCTGGACAACGTGACCTTTGTGCAGGCCTTTAATAAGTCGATAATGTTTCGCGGGGTAAATTTGGCCCCACTGGTGCTCAGTGATATAGATGATGGATTTGAGGACCAGTTGGCCCACTGGGATTCGACCATATCTTATGTGGTCGACACCAGTGAAGTGGCCTATGGGCCCTGGCAGAATATTAAGACTTATGATGCCGCAGATTTGCCCAGTGGGATAACCCACTCCGGGGGTGTGGCTACCGCCACGACGGCCGGGGACCACAACTACGTTACTGGTGCGGACATAACCATCCGCGGGGCTGCGGAATCTGAATTTAACGGGCGCTTCAATATAACCGTGACGAGTACCTCCACCTTTACCTATGCCGGCGGCACCGGTTCCGTGGCAACCGGCACCATTACCTGTTCCAACCAGGCGAACTACTGGTTGGCGGACTCTGACTATACGGCCCTTGACGAGCCGGGGGTTGATGGCTGGACTCAATCAGCCCTTATCATGCCCAACGCGGAGACAGCGGCGTTTATCCAGAACCGCGTGGTGGTGGCGACTTCCTGGAACTCTACTACCAAGGATTACACAACTTCCAAGAAGGATTTCCTTTTCTGTTCGGACATATTGGATCCACTGCATATGTTCTTTACCGCGCAGTTCAGAATCAACGAGGGTTCGGATGATGAATTGGTGGAGCTCCTGAAGCTAAATGACAATAATCTGGTTATTTTCAAGGACAAATCGGTGCATATGTTGAGTAGCTTTATCACTACATCCATATCCACCGGAACCGGCGGCCTGGACCAGAGCATTGTGCTGGAGACTTTAATTCCGAATTACGGCACCCCGGGCCCACGGGCTGCGGTCCTGGTTGGCCAGGATGTCTACTTCTACGCCGGCCGCCGCGGAATAATTTCCATGAGCCAGACGGAGCAAGGCAAGGTACAGGGTGTGGATCTGCCTCTTTCTGAGCCCGTGCAGGCGGTCATTGACCGTATTGACCCCAGGTACGAAAACCTGATAAGGCTTGCCTATGCTGACAACCGCCTGTTTTGTGCGTTGCCCCTTGATGATGGCAGTGTCAGTGGTAACAACTGTTGTTTAATTTACGACTTCTTAAATAAGTCCTGGAGTGGCCGGTATGACGGCGAGGCTATAAGCATCAAGGAGTTTTTCAAGGCATTCTATTCAGGTTCTGAGCGCCTGTTTTTCCTGGCAAACGACGGGTTTGTGAACCTTATGGATGAATCATCCCACGGCGATGATATTCGTGATACTGACCGGGACAACAATATCGGGCTGGACGAAATTGAAACGAAACTAACCACCCGCGGCTACCAT